GTTTGGTTCACTAATGGAAATAGGCGAAGCAGAAATAAAAGAGATAACAAAAATAGAGGGAATAGGAACAAAGACAGCAGAACGCATCTTAGATGTACTAAATAGTGAGGATAAAGTGATAATATGAATATGAAAAGAATAATGGATGAAGATGAACTATACTATAATTTTATAGATAATGGTATGCAGGAAGAAGTTACTAAAGTGACCTTACCTGCTGTTGCGGTTAGTTATACCGCAGATGCAGTTAAAGCATCGAATTATAATTACACCCCTGCAACGCTATCGTTCTTTTGCATGGTTGGACAGTTAGTTAAAGACATGATAGCAATACCTAGTGGAGCAAACATAGACGATACTAGATTGCAGTTTCTTTGGTTACAAACTTCTGGAACAGGTAAATCTACCTTAACCAATTGGTATTTGCCTATTGTTAAAGAGGCGTTTAGGTTAATCAACGAAAAACATGCTACCGAGTTTGACCTCTTTGATATAACTGATTATACTGATGCAGCGTTGATTGGTTCTTTTGAACAACAAAGAGAAGAAGTTGAAGATGAAGAAGGAAGAACAAGAACAGTTGATGTTGTGGTGCAAGTACCAGGACAGTTAGATGGTGAAGGTTTAGCAGTATGGGATGAGTTTGAGTATTCAGGTATATTCAAACAATCGCAGCATAAAGAAAATGCAATTGTATATCTTAATACATTTATGAATACATTACATGGAGAAACTTGGATTATATCTAAGAAGTTAAAACAAGGTGATGAACCTATTGAATGTAAATGTAAACGTTCAATTTATGCTACATCGTATATACCCAAAACTCTTACTTCAGTTATTACTGAAAAAGGGGTACTGCAAAGACTTCTAACATTTATTTGGGAAGTACCTCAAGATATACAAAAGAAAATGAGAAGGCAACTAATAAGTGATTTCGGTACTATAACAGAAAAAGAAGCACCTAAGTTAAAATATGCAATTGCTCTAGCAAAAATATACGATGCTGTAAAAGAAAGATATGATGATGTAGACCAAGACCCACTTAAAGTAATCAGAATATCACCTAATGCAAAAGATGCTTTGTTAAGAGAATGTATTCTGATGGAACAATATATCGAGCATAGTAGACCTGAAGTGTTTACTGCGGTTGAGACATTTATCAATAGAATACTAAAACACATACAAAAACTAGCAGTATTGTGTGCGGTGGCAGAAGCCCCAAGTATTAATGATAAAGATAAAAGGTTCATTGTTACTGCAAAAAACGTAGAACAGGCTGCATATTTAGTTCGACAATGTTATAAGAGCCTCGTATCATGGCTTGATGAAGCCCTAAGAGTTGAAAGACAGGCCGTTGCTGAACAAGCGAATATTGGAGTATTTAAAGGAATATACAATAAAATGGACAAAAGCGAAGGTTGGGTACACAAAAAATTGTTACTACAAGAGGTTAGGAAGCACACTAAAAAGAGCCAAGCAACAGTTTACAATTGGTGGAAAAAAGGTATTGAAGAACATTTTGAAGAAAAGAAAATAGATAAAAGTGCTTATATTAAATTAAAGGAGGAAAACGAATGAGTTATGAAGGAGATAAATATGAATATAAGTTTCTTGTATTCAATATAATTAATGGCCCAAAAAATATGATAGATAATTTAAATGCAGAAGGTGAAGAAGGATGGGCTGCATATGATAATCTATCAATTGGTACTGATAAAATAGTAACGTTTCTTAGAAGAAAGAAAATTGTTAAGGTCATAGAACCAAAGGAAGAGAGAGAAAGAACACTAAGTAGCCTATGGGGAGGTGGAGAATAATGGATGATGAAACAACCTTATCAGAAGTATTAATTCACGATGCTGAGACTGTATGGGAAGCAACAAAAACAATTGTTGGAGTAACAGGTATAGTTATCGCGGGAATCATAGGAGTGTTGATTGGATGAGTAAAGTAGTAGCAATTGATATTGAAACGAAAAACTTTGCCAATGATATAGGTGGTTGGAGCAACACACATATGTTTCAGCCATCTGTTGTTTGTACATGGGATGGTAATGTAGGAACTGTATATGTAGAACAAGACCTAATGAAATCATTAGATGATTTACAAAAAAGCGGTACTGTAATCAAATCACTTAGAGAACTTAAGTTTGATTTAGATGACCTACACAAAGAAGGTGGTATATTACTAGGACATAATATTGCTGCCTTTGATTTACCTGTATTAAGAGATGCTATGGATATTTATTGTATCAATAAGTATTTCAATACAAAGCAATACTTAGATACAAGTAGAATGGTTAGTACAATAACAAAGCAACGTTATAGCCTAAACAATTTAGTTCAACACACATTAGGTTCTGAAAAGATAATGGATAGTGCTGATGCACCTGTTGTATGGAAAGCAGGTGGCTATGAAGAAGTTGCTAAGTATTGTGTTAAAGACTGTCAATTAGTTTATGATTTATGGAAGCATGGAAAAGATAATGGTTTTGTAAAAGGGTATTCTATTGATAATGAAGAAGAAACAAAAATGGAGGTTGAGTGGTAATGGTAAGTACAGTAGAAATAATATTGTGGTTCGTTTTTATCCTTGTGATTAGTTTACTGTTCTTCGCTGCGTTTGGTTCTGATAAGGTATCGAATCAAACAATTGAAGAATATATGGAAAATCTAATCAACGAGGAACGTGAACGCGGTGGCACTTAAGGTTAAGTGCAAAAGTTGTGGTGTAGAAACTATCCCTAGAAGAATATTAGGGTCTTATGTAGGTTCTTCTCAGAAACTTAAGATTTGGGAATGTAGAGAATGTAACTCTCTATGGTCTGAAAAAAGTCTTAGTTTCTGAGAAGGCCGACTTTTTTTGTGCAAAATTGAAAATTGGCAATTTTTAATGCGACCTATCGGCTATTTTTAATGCCAAGGCCCATAATGACCAGAAGTTAATGCTGCCTGTATCATTTCATTAAATGTATATAGTTTAACATCCTTTACGTTTCCTACTTTATAATAAACATCTTTAGGAAAGCCTACTTCTTTACCAGTTGCTACATCTATAACAAAATTATCGTTAATTAAAATAAATGCATGTCCATATTCAACTCCTTCTATACCGCCACCTGTACCTGTTACAGTAGCGTGTGCTAACTTAGCACCCTCTCTCCTATTAGAAGTATCAGAAGAAAACCCACCAAAGTTATCCATCATCCAATTATAAGCATCAGGATAACAAGTCCCACCACCTTGTTTAACAATATCAATCCATGTCATGTCAATCACTAATTAACAGTCTATGCCTTCTGTAAAGCCACTTTTTGTTTTTAAATCTATGTAAGATTGTTTTATTAAATTGTATTGGTTTTTTGATGCACTATTATCTAAATTAAAAGCATAACTAAATCTTCCAATTGGATTCTTTTTACTCTCATAAGATTCATTATTTGCATATATATGTCCCATATATGTTACAGGAAAAGTGTTTCCATCGTCTTTTATTAATTTTGTACACATTATATCTTCGATTACGCATATAGCCTCGGTGCAAGTTATTCCATAATCAGTCTCGTATTCAATTTTTAGTGCCATTTTAATCCATCCATGTCGGTGCATCGGGATAGTGTTGTCCGAACCCCAAAGGTAATTCATCCCCTACTATCGTAGCAAGCGTAGCAGGGAAATCTAATAACTCTTGTCTATACGTTGCTAATTCAGTTTTTTGTGTATCTGTTAGACTATTATACAGAAGTGGTTTACTTTGATAATAATCCACTCTTTTTTCTAGCCAATAATCTCTACCTGCTCTTACTTTTTGCCACGCTTCATCCATTGTTATAGTTCCGAAATATTTGTATGTCATTTAATCACCTCAGTTATTTGTTCTAAATCTAAATGTAACTCTTACTCTTCCTATTTGGTTTGCTGAACCATAACCACTAGCAGCCGCATCATGTAATGTTAGGTTAAATGTTTCACCGGCATCGAAAGATACGTTAGGAGTAAAACTCTTTTGAACATGATTACCACCACTACCACTCATATTAAATGTATATCCGGTAGTAAGTTCAGTTCCGTTCTTGTCAATTCTTACTGTAAAGTTTCCACTACCTGTTTCAGCACCTACATTTCCTATCCAAAAGTGCATCTCTTCTAAGGTGCAAGCCCTCGGTAAGATAGTTTCTGTTCCTATTGTTCCTGAATCCGAGTTAGTATTATTATTTATACCTGAACCAAAGGCAAATCTTTTACCATTTCTAAGTGAATCAGTAAAGTATTGGTCGTTCCATTCAGCAACCATATAGAAATCAGTTCCCTTAACATTACCATCTGAATCACCTGTAATCCAAGTAACACCACCATCACCGGATGCTACTATTAGTGAATCATTAACGTCTGCGGCAGAAGCATCTATACCACCTATAATTACGTTATCACTTCCCGTAGTGATATTATCACCTGCACCACTTCCAATGAGAATGTTATCATCACCAGTAGTAACGGCCTTACCTGCCGCGAAACCAATTGCTATATTTTGTTCTGCACCGTCATCT